GATGCTGCGGCAGTGCTGGGGCTAACGAGCAGGAATCAGGTTTACAGGGCGATCGAGAACGGCTTTCTCGAAGAGGTGCTGGTAAACGGCGTGCGCCACGTGCCACGGGAAGGGCTCCATGAGGCGTGGGCGAAGGTGCCCAAGACAAAGAGCAAGCATGGCAGCCGCAAGGCGCCCGTAGAGGCGGCACAGAAGCCGCTACGGCCGGCGAAGGAACGGATGGCAGCGAAGACGGACGCGGCTCAGTCCGAGAGGCGCCCTGCTGACCCTGATGGCGAGACCCCAGACTTCAACACCGAAAGAGCCTGGACCGAATACGAAAAGAAACTCAAGCTGCAGGTAGAGCGTGAGCTGCTGGAGGGAAAACTGGTCTACCGCGAAGATTATGAGCAGGCACGGAAAGCAGTTGCATTAACTTTGCAGGATCAAGCATTAAGCCTGCCGCAGCAGATTAAAAATCAGATTCCACATCTTACAGTGGAAGAACAAGATATTATCTCAAGGCTGGTGAATCAGTTTCTGCAGAACGTAGCAGATTGGCAATTCACCGATGAAGAGGTGGCGGTATGATCTGCCGCGATCGAATCAGCATGGCGCGGAGCTTGGCGGAATGCTTTAGGCCGCGGCCGATGTTAAGCGGCGTTGAGTATGCGGACACATACGGCTATGTTACGGGCAATGCGGCGAGCAAGGGTAAATGGATAACTAGACCATACCAGCGAGATTGGTTCTACGGGTTTACAAGCCCCTATGTAGAAATTGAAGTTTGCATGAAGTCTGCCCGTGTCGGCTGGTCAGAATGCGTAAAAATTGGCGCAGTGCAGTATTACTCGCACTGGAAGCCAAGCAAGATAATGATTGTCCAGCCTGTTCAGAACGATGCAGAGGAGTACAGCAAAGAAGACATTTCAGACTTGTTCAGAGATTCGCCGTGCCTTAAAGGATTGCTGGCTGAGTCAAAGGCTAGGGGCACGGCAACCAATACGATCCTGTTGAAGAAGCTGACCAATGGCGGGCTGATTGATATTGTCAGCGCCGCAAGCGGCAAGGGCTTTAGGCGCAAAGAGCGAACGGTTGTGATTTTTGAGGAGCCGTCAGCGTATGACGCGATCGATGAAGGCGATCAAATCAAGCTCGGCATGAATCGCTCCGCCACCACCTGGAACCGTAAGGCGATCATCGGCGGCACGCCAATCTACCCTGACGACAAAACGCACCAATGGTTTAAGAAAGGCGATCAGCAATACCGCTATCTGCCGTGTCCACATTGTGGCGAATACCAAGTGCTCCGATGGGAGCAGATGCGAAAGGAAGGCGACGATGCTGGAAAGTATGAATGCGAAAACTGCCACGAGCTGATCAATTACGCCAGCCTGCGATGGATGGACGAGCGCGGCGGCTGGGCCTGTCCGCTGGGTCTTGACCGTAGCCAGCAGATCCTGAAGGATGGTTACCCCCGCGTCAGAAGTCGGCATATCTGGGCGGCGTATAGCTATCACGCTGGGGCTGAGTGGGGAAATTTGATAGGTGAATATCAAGAAGCACTAGAGGCAATGCGCAGGGGTGACAGTGATCTAATGCAAACATTCCATAACACCGTTTTAGGGATTCCCTGGGAAGACACGATCACCGGAAAGCTGAACGTAGAGGGACTATCTCAGCGACGGCAGGATGCAACAGCAGGAAATGGGTATCCAGCAGATGTGGTGCCCAATGGCGTGCTGGTGCTGACCGCAGGCGTCGACGTACAGGGTGGTGGCGGTGCAATAGCGGAACGGCTGGTGGTGACGATATGGGGATGGGGCCGTGGCGAGGAAGGTTGGCACGTGGGGCATTTTGAAATCGACGGCGACCCGCAGCAGCTGGAAACTTTGAATCAGTTGGATGCAGTGCTGGAAACCAAATGGAAGCGGGAGGATGGCTCAGAGCTGCAGATTGCGCTAGGCGGCATTGATGATGGTGGCTATGCCACGCATGAGGTGCGAGACTGGTGCCGTACAAGGGTCGGCAGATGGGTGCCGATGAAGGGATCAGAAAGCAAGGGCAAACCGCTGATCGGCAAGGGCGTGCCAGTCAATATCAACCGAAAGAATCAGAGCGTGATCAAAAAAGGCGTGCTGATGTATCCAGTGGGGTATGAAACGAGTATTCAGCACCTGCAAGGCCGGTTGCGGCAGGAAAAGCCTGGCCCTGGGTATCTGCACTTTGGCGAGGCGTCTACGGATCAGTTTCTGGCCGAGCTGTTCCCGTGGAAGAAGATGCCGAAAAAGGGCGCCGGCAAGCGGGAGTACAAATGGGACAAGCCGACCGGCAGCAGGGATGAGGCCGGCGACTGCACCCGGATGGCCTATGCCGCCCTCCAGCTAGTAAGCCGCCGCTACAACCGTCAAACCATGTGGGACCAGCTGGCGGCACAGCTGGCGGCCTCCGTAGCCTTAAACCAGCAGGCCGCGCCACGAAAGGCCCGGAGTTTCACGGTGCTCAAATGACCCAACCGCTGGAGCTCTACCAAGGCGATCTAACCAGCTGGATCGAATCCCGCGTGCATCCTGATGCCACGGCCGTTCGCGTGTGGTTCCGCGCTGCAGCAGCTGGCGCCGGTATCGAGGCGGTGGCCAGCGACACGGACGACGGCTGGCGAGTGACGCTCCCCGCGCAGACCACCGCCACCATGGCCTTTGGCGCCTGGGAGCTGCAGATCGTCTCCACGGTCAGCGGCGCCCCGCTCACCACCGGCCGTGGCAGCTTGACCGTCCGCAAGAGCCTGGCATTCAGCGGCACCCCCGGCGCCTTCGATGATCGCAGCCAGGCGCAGAAAGATTTGGAGGCGGTTGAAGAGGCCATCCGCGCCCTGACCACGGGTGCGCAGGAGTACCAGATCGGCAGCCTGGGCAACGGTGGCCGGAAGGTGGTCCGCGCCGACCTGGCGGAGCTGATCAAGTGGCGCGACCGACTCAAGGCTGAAGTCGCCCGCGAGAAACGCGCCGAGATGATCGCGCAAGGCCTCGGCGATCCGCGCCGGCTCTATGTGCGCTTCACGGGGGTGAGCTGATGGGTGTCCGTTCCTGGCTGCAGCGGCAGATCCTGACCACCCGGCACGGCCGGCAGCAGGGCCAGCGGATGTTTGAGGGCGCCCGGCGTAACCGGCTGCTCCATGACCTGGTGGCGCCGACCACCTCCGCAGACGCCGAGCTGCGCGTCAGCCTGGCCGTACTGCGCGACCGCTGCCACCAGCTGGTCAGGGACAACCCCTACGCCCGCCAGGCCAAGCGGACTACGCAGATCAACGTGGTGGGGCCGCGTGGAATCCAGATGCAGGGGCAGGTGATGCGCCCCAACGGCACCGAGAAGGACGTGCGCCGCAACCAGCTGCAGGAGGAAGCATGGCGCCGCTGGTGCCGGCCAGATACTTGCGACGTGGCGGGGCGGCTGAGTTTCCACGGCTTCGAGATGATGGCCGCCGGCAGCCTGCCGGAGTCGGGCGAATGCCTGATCAGGATCGTGCGGCAGCCGATGGGACAGGGCCGCACACCGCTGGCGCTGGAGCTGATTGAGGCGCACCAGCTCGATGAGGACAAGAGCGGGGTATCAGATCGCGCTGGCCACGAATGGCGGCTAGGCGTCGAGATCAACCAATGGGGCCGCCCCACCCGGTACGCCATCCTGACCCGCCACCCTGGTGACGTGGAGCTGGGCCTGAACCGCCGTGGCGTGGAGCGGAAGCACCTCCTGGTTCCGGCGGCGGACATGATCCATGTGTTCATGCCGGAGCGGATCGGGCAGAGCCGGGGCGTGCCGTGGTTGGCGTCGGTGATCACAACTGTCCACGGGCTTTCTGAATACGAAAAGGCTCACCTGGTACGGAAGCGCGTCCAGGCGGCATCGCTGGGGTGGATTCAGACGCCCGATGCCGGGCTGACCGGTGATGCGGTGGAGAACGGTCAGCGGCTATTCAACACTGAGCCGGGCGCCTACAACATCCTTGAGCCCGGCGAGGTTCCGGTGCCGCCAAACTTCGGGCCGGATGATGGCCAATACGATGCAGTCGTAAAAAACCTCACCAGGCGGTTTGCGGCTGGGTATGGATGCAGCTACGCCACGATCAGCAGGGACTTTTCGGACGCGAATTACAGCAGCATGCGCACAAGCGTCCAAGAGGATCGCGATCATTGGCGCGTGCTGCAGAGCATGCTGATACAGCAGCTGCATCAACGAGTCTTTGAAGAATGGCTCCGCGCTGCAATGTTGGCTGGCGAATTACCTTCGCCAGCTTTTAACGATTACTGGACTAAGCCAGAAAGATATAATGCCCCCATGTGGCAGGCCAGGAGCTGGGACGGCATAGATCCATTAAAAGACATGGTTGCCATGGAAAAAGCCAGGGCGCTGTTACTCGAGTCCCATTCGCAGCAGATAGCCAGCTACACAGGGTCCGAGTTCGGGCAAGTGATGGCACAAATCGCCCGCGAAAACGAGCTGAAAGAATCCCTGGGCCTGATGCCCACCGTGGAGCAGCCGCCTGAGCCAGCGTCGGAACCACCCATCCCTGAGCCTGAGGCGAAAGACCCCGACGACGACGAAGAGGACGCCGAGGATGAGGAAGCTCAGCCCCGGCCATCCGTAGCCTGAGGCCAGCGACTATCCGGCTTTGGATCTCACGAAACTCAAAGGCCC